GAAGAAGGCTAGGAGAAGGTCTAATGCGAAATAATGTATCTGGGAAGAAACACGGTTATAAATTGGGGGGACTTATAAAGAAAGAAAAGAAGATGGACGGCTCCGAGGATATGATTGCCGAGAGCACAGATACTGGCTGGGCGGAATCTATAATGAACCGTGGTCATGGGGGCACTATTATGCTCATGAGCCTCGGTCGTATTCCTCGGATGTGCTACCACAGGGAAGAAAGACCAGAGGATAGTAATTTGATACAGGGCACCGATAGTCAGGTTCGTGCTCGTCACTTTAATAACAATGACGGAAAGGGAACATTCTGATGGATACAGAAGACGACGGCTCTAACGATGACCCTACAGTAGACGAACTTGGCTATACTACCGACCCAACCGATTCTAAACCACGCGGCCCTATCAAGTATTCCAAGGGCGGCTCCGTTCATGGACGCATCCCCAAGAACGAGTGCGGACATAAATTCAGTGGATTATACTAGTACATGGCCGACCCAACGACATTTGCATACTGTTTGTTAAAAGCTATCCAAGGTCGCATAGAACTAACACAAGATTCTATCCTTCACGGTAGCCCTAGAGACATGGAGTCTTATAAATACCTTATAGGGGAACTGAAGGGACTAGAATTTGCAGAACAGGAGATAAAGGATCTCCTGCAATCCTCGGAGGATGAATGACAAAGACACTATACGTTCCAGAGAGTGTTCTGGATTCGCGGAAGAAGCAGAAAAGGCAGAAGGAAGGCACCATAGATACTCTAGTTGGTGCCTATGTACCTTCCCAAGACAGGGTGCTTGATCCTGCACTTTTATCGAAGAAGCTGAAAGAAAGACTGCCAATGCCCACGGGCTGGCGACTTCTGGTAATGCCGTATAAGGGCAAGGCCACAACGGGAGGGGGTATTCATATTCCCGATGCCGTTCGTGACAGAGAAGCTCTAGCTACAGTGGTAGCCTATGTATTGAAGATAGGACCTCTTGCGTATCAGGACCCTAATAAGTTTGGCCCCAACCCAGAGTCATGGGTTCGTGAGGGCGATTGGGTTTGTATTGGCCGCTATGCCGGTGCTCGATTTAAGATCGAGGGCGGGGAGGTACGCATCATTAACGATGATGAGGTCATTGCGACTATCCTAGATCCTGAGGACATTCAGCATGTATAGAGAGAATATAACCATGGAGAATACCCATGCCTGACGAGAATGAGATTGACACTGGTGTAGAAGACGAGGAAGACTCGGTTGAGGTAGTTATTTCCACTGAATCCTCCGAAGCGAACGAGGCAGAGGCTTCTGGAAAGCCCTCGGATGAGCTGGAAGATTACAGTTCAGGCGTTAAAAGCCGTATAAACAACTTAACCAAGCGTTTTCGTGAGGAAGAGCGGCAGAAGCAAACTGCGATAGAATACGCAGAGAACGTCACGAGAGAAAACAAGACGCTCAAGGATCGTATTGGTTCGCTTGACAAGGGATTCCAAGACCAGTTTGAGAGCCGAGTCACGCACCAGATAGCTTCCTCCAAGGAGATCCTGAAGCAAGCACACGAGACGGGTGATGTGGACAAGATCATCGAGGCGCAGGAGTCTTTGGCTGATTTGTCTGTAGAGAAGGGTGCTTTGAGGGCAGCGCGGGCGGAGTACCCTAGAGATGAGGCACCCCCAGAAGAGAGCCCCCGACGAGACTATCCGTCCAACCCCCCTGCGCGAGCTCAAGCCCCACCAGACCCAAAGGCGGAAGCGTGGGCGGGCAGAAATAACTGGTTTGGTCAAGACGAGGTTATGACATACGGCGCTTTTGGCATTCATAGGCGTCTTGTGGAGGAGGAAGGGTTTGACCCTCAATCCCAAGAGTATTACGCTGAACTGGATTCTAGGCTAAGAACAGAATTTCCGCATAAGTTCAATTCTTCGCCTAAGTATAACGGAGGGAGCCGGAAGGTTGCGTCAGCCGAAGGTTCTGCATCCCGCAATAAAAGTGGACGGAAATCTGTGCGGCTCAATGGAAGGCAGATTGACATGGCGAAGAGGCTAAATGTGCCCCTTGAAGAATACGCCAAGTATGTTAGGACATAGAGCCATGGATACTGAGAACACGACTCACCAAAAGTCTACGAGAACGCCTAGAGAAAACCAGACCCGTGCCGCCAACGCACGCCGGGCACCTTGGAAACCCCCGTCCATGTTGGACGCACCGCCTCCACCGGAAGGTTATAGACACCGCTGGATACGGTCAGAAGTTATGGGTTTCGATGATCGCAAGAACGTGTCAGCTCGCTCCAGAGAGGGGTGGGAACTGGTACGTGGCGAGGAATACCCAGACTTTGACATTCCGACCGTCGAAGACGGAAAACATGCGGGTGTTATTGGGGTTGGCGGACTTCTTCTGGCCAGAGTTCCGGTCGAGATTGTTGAGGAACGCAACGACTATTATCGTAGTATGACTCATAATCAGATGGCTGCTGTAGATAACGACTTAGCTCGCGAACAACATCCCGCGATGCCTATCAGTAAACCTGATAGGCAAACTCGTGTAACTTTTGGAGGCCCTCAAGGAGAGGGTCAGGAGTCTTAGATTATGGCGAATAGCAATGGAAGTTTTGGCCTTCGCCCGCTTAACAAGATGGGCGGAGCCACTAATTCCACTGGTACTTCCAACTACTCACTGTACGAAATCAAGAATGACAACAGCAGCAAGTTCTACCATGGAGAGGCTGTAATTCCTCTCTCCACCGGCTATATTGGCGTCCCTGGCGCTGCGGCTGGCGGTACGGTAGGTCTGCTAGGCGTCTTTCAGGGTTGCGAGTACGTGTCGAGTACCACTGGAAGGACTGTGTGGAGCAATTACTGGCCTGGATCAGGCGCTGACAGTAATCACCCTATAAAAGCGTATGTTAACGATGATCCTATGCAGCTCTATGCGATTGCAACGGATGCTACGTGGACAAGTAAAGCTACGGCTCGTGCCGGAGTGTTTGCGAACGCTAACTTCTCGACTGGCATCACAGGAACAGATGCTACCGGCGTTTCTCTTGGTCGATTGGCAGTCAGTACGATTGCCACCACGGCTGCGCTGCAAATGCGGGTTATGGGTTGGGTTGATGATCCCGAGAATGCGGACTTTACCGCAGCCGGTGTCGGAGCAATTGTCCGGTTGAATAACCACTTCAATAGCAACAATGGTGCTATTGCGGCGGGTACTCCTTCAACCACTGGTGTATAGGAGAGGATTGAAGAATGGCTATTAGTAGAGCCCAACTAGCTAAAGAGCTAGAACCGGGTCTCAACGCCCTTTTCGGCCTTGAGTACGCCCGATACGATGACGAATCGTCCCAACTTTATGACACAGAATCTTCAGAAAGAGCCTTTGAAGAGGAAGTGATGCTTTCAGGCTTCGGGTCTGCACCCGTAAAGGCTGAAGGTTCCTCTGTATCTTTTGATGACGCGCAGGAAGCGTATACCGCTCGGTACACGCACGAGACTATCGCCCTTGCTTTCTCCATCACGGAAGAAGCCATTGAGGATAATCTCTACGACCGTCTTGCATCCCGTTATACGAAAGCTCTGGCTCGCAGCATGGCGAACACCAAGCAAGTTAAGGGTGCCGCCACGCTCAATAATGCCTTCGATAGCACTTACACTGGAGGCGATGGTAAGGAACTGTGCGCAACGGATCATCCTCTTACGAACAATAACGACCTTCGTAATGAACCCAGTACAGCCTCTGACCTTAACGAAACCAGTCTGGAGAATGCTCTCATTGACATTGCTGCCTTTGTCGATGAGCGTGGCCTCAAGGTATCTGTTCGCGGGGACAAGTTGATTGTGCCGCCAGCTCTGCAATTTGTTGCAGACCGGCTGCTAGAATCTACCCTCCAGTCAGGGACCGCAGACAACGACATTAATGCTGTTCGGAACATGGGTGTTCTCCCGCAGGGTTATGTTGTTAATCACTATCTAACTGATACAGACGCATGGTTTATTAAAACCGATGCTCCCCGTGGATTTATCCACTTTGAGCG